CCGTCAACTGCGTCTCCCATACAGGGATCAGCTTAACCAGCGCTGTCTCGCCGAGACTCCTTACAAGGGAAGTGTCGACTTCCTCATTCCATGGCCGGTTATCTTTGATCTGCAGTAACAGCGCGGAGTAGCGCCCCACCATATTGCGGCGATCGGCATCCTTCACCTTCGGCCACCATTTTTTCATGAACCTGGTGACGTTCTTTTCCCACGGGTTGGTTTTCTTCGCCTCCTGGGACTCATCACCGTCAACGATTACCGGATAGTCCTGCCAGCATCCATCCAGAAGACGATGCACCACTGCGAAACCTGCGGCGTTGCGGCGGTACATGTTGTAGAAGTCATGGAAGGTAATGGTTCGCGGGTAGCCAAACTCCTGAAAGAGCGTCGGGCGCTTGGTGTTGCCACCGCCGATACCGATGGCGTTAAGGTAATTCGCTCGCCGCATTTCAGTGGCGAGATTGTTCACAGCCAGTTGAAGGCCGTTATCTTGTTCGCTCACTGGCGATGCTCCTTAGAAGAATACTGTTCCGACCTGCTTGCGGTTGTTCTTCGCCACGGCAAAGTAACGGAAGCTGTCGGCGCCGTGCGATGTAAAGTCGTGAAGGGGTTTGTCTTTCCAGCAGCCGCGCTTGTCGTCCCACTCCTTGCGGTAACCTTCAAGGTGGGAGATGCCAACAGCGCACTTCTCCTCATCGAAAACGCAGGACTTGAGGATTTCACGCACCGACTCAATGCCGGTGTCGATCCCAGCCTTCGGCACAACGCGGAAGTTCATCGAATACATCCGGCCGTCAATCTCGTAGCCCTCGCGCGCTAGCTCCTTGCGAGACTTCGCGTCAGCAGCAAACTCGCGGTTCTCGATATCGTGCGGACCCCAGTGCTCACCGTACTCATAGCCGCGGTCTTTCAGCACCTTCATGTAGTGCCGAAGCCCCTCGCCAGAGTTTTCGTAGTAGTCGATGATATGAAACTCTTCGCCGACCTCGCGAACGAACCAGATCGCCGTGGAGTCGCCCACACCAATATCCCAGAACGTGTGAACCGGTAGATGTGAGTTATCCGGAATTTGGCCGATCCGCTTGTTGGTGTAGAGCCAACGGAATTGTTTGGCGTAGTACGCGCCCTCGACCGACTGCTGGAACGCCTCGGCCGGAATGGTCGGGTATTCGCGCTTCATGTCGTCGCCGAGCGTCTTTTCTTTGGCGTAATACCACGCCTTCTGTCGTTCACTAACGACTATGCCGTGCTTCGCCTCCATCTCAGCGAAGTACTCAAGCAGGCGCGCCGGCAGCGGTTCTACCGGGTCAATTGCGTACTGCGGATTCTTCCACCAGGAGAAGAAGAAAAACTTCCAGTCCAGAGCAGATAACGGCTTGCCCTGCAGTAGCGCTTTCTCTGCCGTCTGGCAGCAATCGAAGAAGTAACCCGCCCGGCCCTCTGCGGTACTCTCGATAGTAGCGAAGCATCCTGTCGATACCGACTCAAATGCACCAGTGACGATTTCCCGGGCTTTATCCGGATACTTGGCGCATATCTTTCCGAACTCGGAGACGTGCAGGTAACGCAGCGTGCCGCCACGAAATGAGGTACTGACGTAGAGTGATCCGCCCTTCTTAAAGACCAGCTCACCGGCTGAGTCGTTACTCGCCGGGTTGGCTGCCTTTATCTCGGCCGGCAGCTTATCGTAGGCATATTTCACCTTTTCGCGAAACAGGCGCTTTGCGTCGTTCAGCGTGTGGGCGATCAGCGCGCACTTTGCCGACTCGAACAGAGCAGCGTCGAGCTGGATGATGCACACTTCTGTGGTGAAGCCGAGCTGGCGAGCTTTCAGGATGATGTTGCGGGTGTGAATCCCCTCGAAGTATTCCCGCTGCTCAGGCGTCATCCTGAAGCGAGTCGGCTTGCCTTCTTTGTCGGTGATCCAGTAAAGATTGTTAAGCCGCCAGTCTTTATCAGCTAGCAGCTTGAGATGCTCAGGTTTCATTACGCCCCCTGAGACAGTGAATCCATCAGGTTAGACAGGTCATCAACCGTCTTATTGCCTTCCTCGGTGTCGAGGTTATACGCCTTACGCTCAGCGTTTATCACTTTTATCTGAGCATCGACACCGGCAGTGATCGAGCGAGACATTGAGGCGTGATTGTCTTCCGTAATTTCTGCGTCTTCTAGGAAGTCGCGGAGCTTATTGGTGATGCCGCGCCATGCCGCCAAACTTTCCCGATGAGCCATGACTACAGCGGCCGCCTCATCGGATGCCCGGTCAATAATCTGCTCATCAGTAACCACTGGTGACTGGTTACCGTCTTTGGTTACCGACTTGGTTACCTTGGCTTTCGTTGCCGCCCTGACCTTTTCTGTCAGGTCGCGCTGCCATCCTTCTTTGTTAGCTCTCTTCAGGATGGTGGCGTGGTTAACGCCATGCTTTTCCCCGATGGCCCTTACTGACAATGAACCAGCCCGGTAAGCCGATTCAATGGCCTCCCAATCTGGTGTTGCCATAATTTTGTCCTCGCCTTGACATTATCGAGCCACCTCTTGAAGTAGCTCTGTAATGCCTTATTTGCAGTGTTACGTTAACTAATATGCACCCGCTGCGCTTGTTATTCCCGGATTGTTTTCTAAACTAACTTATGACTTTGCTCTGCCATGACAAAGTCTGCTGTTCTAACCGTGGGCTCATGGATGAGCCACTCTCAAGCCTTCCAGGCTCTCATTTTTATTCTCACCCAGTAGAAAATAAACCAGCTACGTGGCTACAATCCGTCATTGGCTGGCTGTTCAGCACCCCGTAGTTTTGGGATTTCCCCCTCGGTTTTTTTTATCACGCCGACCTCGCCATGCAGGAACGGCAATGTAGCCCCGCTACTGACTCACTGCACGGTAGTAGGCCTGCCAGCGGTACTTATCCAACCGCAGTTGGCGCAGGCATTGAGCGGTTTCGACGTCCGATTGCAGGTCTTCGTCGGTATCCTTCCCTGCGTCACTTGCTTTGCACGGAGGGCTCATCAAATCCGGGGATGGAGTTGGCAGCGTCGATGGCCCGTTGGCGCAGCTGCACAGCATCATCGTCAAACCGGCACACAGTACGATTCGGAGACTGGACATATTTCACCACGTCGCGGGTTATGGTTCGGTAGATGACCTTGCCCTCTTCTGTAGCGGCAGCGGCCTTTTGCTCAACTGGCTGGATAGTCTTTTCGGCTTTCTCTTTCTTCTTCGCAGCGAGGGCGTTGATATGGTCAGCGTGAGAATTCCAGCCAGAACGCCATGAGAAAATGCAGGTAAGCAGCAGAATGACTACAGCGCTGATGATTGCGGTTAATCGGCTCATTTCTGGCCCCACTCGCAGACTTCACGCTCAATCTCGCGCCTGGTGATCAGTCCCTTCCACTGCTTGCCTCCGGCATACGTCCAGCGCTGCAGTTCCTTGCACGCGCCCGGCACATCTCCAGCATTCAGTTTCTTCAACAACGTGGAGCTGGCGAAAGCGCCAGAGCCAACGTTATAAGTGAATGAGTAAAGCGCGGCGCGGGTAGGATCAGGAATGCGGACTTTGATGAGCGGGTCAATGGCGCTTGCCACCTTCCGCAGATCTGCCTTCAGCAGGTTGTCGCATTCCCTGTCGGTGTAGCGGTGGCCGCGGCGAATATCGGCGCCAGTGTGGCCATCACAAACAGTCCAGACGCCGACTACATCCTGATAAGCGTAATAACGCCTTCCTTCCAGGCCGTCGGCATTACCAAGCATGACAGAAGCAATTGCGATCGCGCCCGAACCGCCGGCGATCGCACCAATCAGCTTATTCCTCAGCGTCGGGTTCATCTCGGCTCCTGCTACGTCGATTGTCTTCGCGAATCTTGAAGTACAAATTCGTCAGATACGTAAGTACGGCGATGACAATGCCCACCAGTACGCCGATGGCATTCCACTGCTCGGGGCTATAGGCATTTAGCATGCCGTTAAGGATGCTCCCGGCTGAAGCGCCATAGGCAGCACCAGTGGTTATCTTTTCCATGCGATACATACTCTCACCTCGCGTTGTTAGCGGGTGCTGTGTGTGTTTGAAAGGGTCAGGCCCGTCGGGCTGGATTTAACAACGAAGCGTGTCGATGATGATTCCCGCGAGGCCTGATAATAAAAAAGCCTGCGGTTAAGCAGGCAATAAGCATGAGGGTAATAGCAATGTCGGTGATGACCGAAAATACCCTGGCTGGGTCTGGCGGCCTGTGACGCTGTTACAGCAGCGCCCCTGATGGATTGGATTATGAGCCCGTCATCAGGTCAGGCCTTTATCTGGTGCACCATTCAGGACTCGAACCTGAAACCGATAGCTTAGAAGGCTATTGCTCTCTCCGGTTGAGCTAATGGCGCTAATTTGGCGGGACAGGAAGGATTCGAACCTTCGACCATTCGGTTAACAGCCGAACGCACAACCGCTGTGCTTCTGACCCTGAAATGAAAAAGGCCGCGAAATAGCGCAGCCCTTAATGCTTTATGGTTTTGCCTGAATTAGGCGAAAAAAAGCCCGCTCAGAGGGGCGGGCAGAAGGTAGGAAATACTGATTCTTCAACGGTTCGAGGCGCACCTAATAGTCCGAGCTACCGATTTACCAGGAGAGCGCTCGTTTTCCGTTACTACCTTTTAAACATAGCTGGAGAAGCCGAAACGGCAACCCCACTACCAAATAGCTTATGTAGCATTGCATTATGGTGCCGGGTGCCTCCCGGTGAGCATGTCCAAGTCGACATGGCCCGCGCTGCATTTACAGATCACTGTAAGTGACTGGTCGCCCCTCCGCATAGGGGGATTCACCACACGAATAGATTAACAACACGTTAATTTTCTGGTCAATAAGATATAAGCAAATGATGACATGCAGTTTTCTTATTGCTGAGTAACTTCAATCTGGTTCAGGGCTCTGCGCGTGTAGGGCTTTAACGTGTCGTGCGGCACGTCTCTACCCAAGAGCCCTGACCGGATCGCAGGCATAAAAAAGCCCCGGCGGAATGCCGAGGCTAATTTTACAAACTGGTATGTGACTATCATCTTCATGCCGCCACTTAAAGTTAAGGCAGCATATCAAAGTAGACTCAAATATGACGCATTTAATCCAGTTTTGCAAGACTTGAGTCAAAATTTGTCGCCTTTTGTTGTGAACGTGATCGCGTTACCTGCAACAGGGCATCGCTATCAAGGCGCCGCAAGATTGTTTTCATCTCCTCCCACCGCTCCGTAAACGTTTCTGACCAGTTCTTCGGGGTCACTCCGACCAGAGCGGCAAGTTTTTGGTATTCATACGTCTCCCGCCCTGCCAGCTCGGCTTTGACGTCCTGCGCTGCCAGCCAAATAAGTTGACGAAGGCGATCGATTGTCTTTTTTGCAATGCGCACGCCAGCCAGCTTGTCGCTGAATTGCTCCCATGCCCAGCGGGTGATCGTCTCCTGGTGCTCCCAGCGGATATTGTCGCTGTAGTTCCACAGCAGCCATGCTTTCTGATGCTCTTCCAGCGACAGCAGAGCCCGGCGCCAGCTGGCCGTCGAATACTCAACGGGCAGAACGAGAGCGATTGATGAACCCTTAGCGCGGGACTGCTGCCCGGGGATTGGCGGCCTGGATGGGTTTACCATGCGGCCGGTTACCGGGTCGGCTACTTTCTTCCTTCCCCGGCTGCGCGCTGTAGCGGTGAATTGCGCGTTCTCTGCAAATGCCACCAGTTGACCTTTCGTCGCGCCGCTCAGATCGGCGGTGGCCACTATCAGCTGCTGGCGAACAAATTCCAAGTATTGAGCTGTCATGCTGTCTCTCCCAGGCGCTTATAGATACGGACGAAATTGCGTAATATTTTGTAGTCGACCAGCACGGTGCCGCGGCTACGCAGGAGGCGAAGCTTTTGCCAGCGGTCGCGGATGCGTTCGATAACGTCACGGCTCATGCGGCCTCCATTTCGGTAATGGTCAGCTCAAGCCGCCCACCTTTGACGACAGGCATTCTCTTCACGCTGTAGTAGTCAACCTGCTGGTCATCGAGCCAGAAACCCGATTTCGTCAGGGCGTCGAATGCTGCCTTTTGCAGGTTGTCCAGGTCACGGCGCCGGCGATCCGGCATGTGGCACTCAATACGGATTTTCAGTGGCGTGGCCAGGCCGATATCAAGCATCGAGTCTTTGATGATTCTGGCGACGATGTCTCGGTATGCCTGCCCTTCCGCGCTAATGTGAGTGCGCCCCCGGTTGTGCCGGTAGTAGCGGTTGTTGCTGGGTGGCCAGGGTAAAGAAATGCGATATTGGTTCATGCTTTTATCAGCCCCTCTTTCATCCAGATAACCTGCGTTCGGGCCATTCCCTCCAGTGCGCACTCTTTCGCATACTCCGCATCTACCAGGCGCGTGCGGCGGTCTATTTCATCGTGACAGGATGAACAGGCGATAGCGGCGATCAGATCAGGCGGCTTAATCCCGGTCCCGCACAATCCAGCAATGCGGATATGGGCCAATACCGTGGTTTCAGGGTTGCCGTTACAGACGCCCGGGATGCGAACCTGACATTCGCGACCGCGAGCTGCTTTGCGTAAATCAGCCATGGCTTTTCCTCCGGGCAGCGCGGCGCAGCCAGCGGACATCCGCCAGGTTAGCCGTATAGTGAAAGGTGGGAATATCGGAAGGTTTAACTTCGACTTTGCGCTTGCGGCGCGCCGGTACGCGGAAGATGCCGCGCTCCATTACTTTGGCGAGAAGACATTGCATAGCCATCATCCCGCAAAGCTCAGCAACTGACTGGCGGCATTTTCAGCCTCAGCCGGCGAGTGGAATTTGCGACGCAGAATGTAGTTCCAGAGCACATTCAGCACTGATTTGTAGACGCCGTTAAACTGGCTGTCGTCCATGCTGGCGAAGGAGATCGACTTTGCGACACGACGACGGCTGCCGTCAGGCATCTGGTATTCGTCGTAAAAGCCAGCCTGAATGGTTGCCCACTCGCGGAAGGATTCGAAGTGTTTCAGCAGCGCCATATCGCGGGAACGAGAAATACCGACAGAGGAGAGATACATCTCCGCGGCGTTCTGGAGCGCAGCGCGCTGATCGAAGTCGGATGAAAGGAAGTCGATAAACCCGGATATGAGGGTGCGCTCAGCGGGCTCAATGAGTCCACCTGAAGGCGTCCAGTAGTGATACCCGAGAGTAAGAAGTTTGAAGAACTTCTTGTGGAATGCGTAATTCCGGGGCTTGCGGAACTCACCGCAAAGCAGTTGCCCTACCGGGATAAGTTGCAGGTATTCGCTGGTTCCCGGCTCTGCGGGAATCAGTACGTTTTGATAACTCTTCTCAAATTGCAGTGTTTGCGCCATGTGTCCCCACTTGGCGCCGGATAATCGTGTCAGTTGCTCAGGCTGACGAGGTAATTATCGCCCGTCACGGGGATAAAAGCAAAATGAGCATATACGATAAAACCCCTCCGGAGAGGGGTTTGATTTCAACTGGAGGCTTTACGTTCTGCGGAGGATTTAGGCATCAAACCAACCCTCATATTCCGACTCGATAACCCGATGGGAAAGAATCTCCATGCGCCTGTCGCGCCTGTCTGATGTCGGGTCAGCATCAATTTCGGCAGCCTTCTCCGCAAGAAACGCTACTGCCTTGAGGTATTCCTCTTCCCTGAAATTGCCGTAGCAAATGCCGTCAGAGCAGACACGCCATACCGTTCTGCGCGGCTCTTCTTCTTTTCTGGCTATAAGGTCACCTACGAACTCACGAAGAGAGCGTAATCGGTCCAGATCGAAGGTTCTGATTTCATCGCGTACGTTACTCACCTTTCACCTCCCGTCTCATCTTGGCGATTGGGTTATTCCATGCGTCAATATCTTCCTGAATTACCTTGCCACTTCCTCTGCACAGTTCGCAGGAAGAAAGAAGCCCGTAGCAGACCGGGCATTTCTCAAATGGTCCAAACTGACGCTTCCACTTCAGCAATGCTGCGCGCTTGCCAATTTCTTCAATGGTGCGCATCACTTCACCTCCGTCGGCGGCGGTGGCAGCGGCATCCAGTGGGTTACGTTTTGCAACTTCAATCTGTCGCAGGGCTCATAGCCATCAATGGTAAATCCATCATCAGAACTATACATAGCCTCGCCATAAACCTGATCTCCATCGAAAGCGATAACTGCCTCAAAATCTATCGGCATCCGCTCGCTTACCGGAATCCATCCTGAAACTACCGGTGCTGGCTGCGCGTGGCGATAGAGCTTAGTGCCAGGCTCAAAGGACTGGATAAGGCGGCGATAAGAAAGCGCATCCCCTCCATCATCGCCAACAACAATCACCGGCTCGCTGTCCTCTACCGGCTGCACTGGCGGCATATCTGGACCTTTGCGAATAGCTTTTGCCAGTTCGATAGGGTCATCGTAAAGCCAGTCTCCGGTGTCAGGGTGGTTGGCTTCCGCCAGTTGAGCGGCCCACTCCAGACCGTCTTTGTGTCCCTGTAGGTAGTCGAGAGGCATCTCAACCGGCTCGCTGTCCATTGCGGCCAGCGCGATTTCAAACAACGCCGCACATTGGTTTACATGGGCGCGGCCTTCACCCGTTATCTTCGTGTGACGGCAAAACTCAATTTGCTCCTGCGCCTTTTTAATTAACTGCTTTATGGGTATGGTTGATTTAGTCATTGGTCACCCTTGGGCGTGCATACGCCACGTAGAGAAACGTCGGCATTGTTTACCTTTTTTGCTTCGGCAAACGCTGCTCGACAGGCGGATTCTGTTTGAAACTCTTGGGTGGTGATGGTCGGGTTTCCATAAGCGCCGAACATCCAGATAATGAGGATCCACATCACTCAGCCTCCACCTTGATGCCAGCTGACATTTTGAAGGGCAGCCGCTTAGATAACGGAGACTTCTTCAAGCGAGAATTCTGAGGCTCATGCGCGCATTTATCGCAAAGGTGAATATTTCTACTGCCAGTGCCGACACTGAATATCGCGCCGTTTTCACAACCCTCTATCTCACATTCTTCGAATTGCCATCCATCCGGCAGCTTCACGGTGCGCGACTCCAGCTCGGCAATGCGCTTATCGGCATCCTCAAGAATCGAGCGCTCAAGTTTGAGACGGTTTCTGAATTCATCGCGCTCGGTCTGCGCCTTCTCCAGCGCCTCTACCAGCGCGAGAACGTTGGCAGGGTTAGCCAGGGCGATGAACATAGCATCATGCGGGCGCTCTTTGCTGATGTGCTCACACACCATAATTTCATCGTGATGGCCTCCGCCAATACCACAACGACCGTCGTGGTATTGGAATGCTCTCCAGTTCCCCTGAGTGGCCTTCTCTGCTGCCGCTTTCAGGCTCTGCGCCAGTTCGGTGATATCAGTTGTCATGCTGAGACTCCTTGAGCAAGAGAATCGCGAATTTTCACGGTCTCCGCGTTGTATGCGTTGGCATAAGCCATGCGGCGCTTATCCATCAGGACGACAAGCCGATACGCTCGAAATGCGTATTTGCGGTCGCCTTCACGGCCTTGCTCACGGAGGTGGTCACGCAGCATCGTGAAGAAATACGAATGCCCTTCGCCGTCGATATCGTCAGGCCAATCAGTTTCGTTAAGCAGCCAGTCACGCGCTTCTGCGCATTTCTGGCATGTCTTGAAGTTGCTGGCATCGCCATCCTGGACAATAAACGCTTTCTCGTAGGTATCGCCTGGATTAATAGCGCCGTGACACTCACAGCAGCGATGTAACTTGCGAGCCTTAACTTGCGAGGAAGTATCAAAGTTGCTCATTTGTCGGCCCCCTCGCGCAGCTGCTTGGCGAACTCGTAGGCAGCATCAGGTAATGAGCGGTAATAAGCCCTGGCCTCAACGAATACAGAATTTTCTTCACCGCAGTAAGCCGCAAATTCTTCCACCCCATCAGCCTTAATCCCGGCTACGATGCGATCAGCGGCCGAAAAGTCCAGCTCATCGGCACATGGGATCACTTCGCCGTATATCCGCTCCATAGCTTCATCCCAGCCATAGCGGCAGGCATCGTACCGGTCAGTAATACCTCGGTCTTCCAGTCCGCACCCCATGCCTTCGTCGTGGTACTGAGGTTCGTTATCCAGGTTGGTTACGGAGTCAATGATCTGCTTCATCTCCACATTCTCCGCAGCCAGCTTATCCATTTCGATGCTACGACCTTTCCAGCCCTCCCACATTGCAGCCATCATCATGAACCAGACATTTCCGCAACCCGCTTTCTTCTCGTTAAAGAACCAGGTTACGAATTCAATGCTCATATCGTTTTGCAGTGCAATCTGTTCGACTTCGTTTTTCATTTTCTTACTCCCGCCAGGCAATAGTTAAACAGTTTGGTCATTGGGTTTGCGCCGTCAGGACGATGGCGGTACTGAACAGACGGATCGCTTTCGGTTACGGCTGTCTGCTCTGCAAGGGTGTAGCGATAGCTACGATATTCTCCTTCGCGCTTAACGCGTCCATCGCGGTTCATCTGCCACAAAGCAGAATTGACAACGGACGGGTCTAGCCCGGTACCGTGGCGGATATCCTGAAATGAGCAACCAGGGTGCTGCCCGATGAAGTTGATTACAGCCTGTCTGCCAGAGTTCTTTTTCATCAGATAAGCCCTCTCTCTTTCCTGCGTAGGTATTCATCCCGCAGCCACTGAGCCGGAGTTAACGCACCGAGCGATGCCGCGCTTGGCATACATCCGAAGCTTTTGCCTTCAGGGTGAAACCCCTGCTGCCGGCTGACATGGTTTGTCGGAATGGCTTCCTGGTTGTTCTCCAGAGCCAGTACCGGCGACGGTATTTGTTCTCCGGCGGCGACTTTCAGCGCCCAGTCTTCCAGCTTTTTAGCGGCATATTTCTCGGTTTCTGCCTCGCTGAGCTGGCGCTGGTACATTGCTCGCCGGGTATCGGTGACAACCCAGTACATGACAGGGTGAGACCATGGGAAGCGCTCAGCACCGCCGGTATGCAGCCCTTTTTCACGGCTGTAGCGGTGGAACTCGTTCATCGCGTCGACAAGGGTCACACCGAGCACAGTGCCGCTGTCCTTGCACCACTTGATGAACTGGCCAGGCGATGGCCAGAACGGCGATTCACTGGCTCTCGCATGGCGTACGCCGGCGGATAACTGCTCACGGGTGCGGATTCCGTTTTCGGCAAAAGCAGCAATCCACTGGCGCTTTGCTGTCTTCTCTTCGGCATCGGTCCGCAGGTTAGTCTGGGTAGAGGCCGGGAAGATCTGCTTCAGCTGACGGAACAGAGAGTCAACCAGCCTTTCAGCTTCGAAATCGAGAAGCCTCTGCGGCTCCGTGCTCCCTGCGGCCATTCTGGCCAGCGCATCACCATCGCGATTGCTGATCGCGGTCATAAGCTGAGCGGTCATATGAAGTCCTTCCAGCCTTCAGGGCTGTTCCAGTGTGGGGAATCAGGTTCGCTTCTCTGGCGACCGGAAAGCGGATTAACTCTCGCGTTCCTGAGCCACACCCGGAATGCCGAGTTCCAGTCGATCAGCTTTGTGCCGCGGGCCTGGTGATAATCACGAAAGTTCAGCAACTCGGTTTCAATGTTGATCCCTTTCTCAGAGGCAATCGCAATGTGATCTGCCGATGGCTTGAAGGCAGGAGGGAAAGGTATCTCCCCGTTGGGTGAAATCCCGATCCGTCGCTTTGCAGCCTCGCTGATAAACTGCCCTCGCGCAGAGAGAGAGTCTGGTTCAGTGACTGGTTCAAAAGAGTGACTGGTTCTGGTGCCATCTGGTGGCATAGGGGGTGTGCCATCAGATGGCATAGGGGGTGCTATTTCATGGCATACCCCTGTGCTTTTTGAAGGCATAGGGGTGGCATCCAGGTTCAGATAATACACGTTGGATGTATTACCCTTCCCGTTGTTAACCCCAACGCGATTTTCACGCTTGAGAAGGCCCATATCCTCAAGCGCATCAATATGATTGCGAACAGCGGATTTGCTGCATTCGCACTGATCGGCAATGTGTTGATACGAAGGCCAGCATTCGCCCTTGTCGTTGGCGTTGTCGGCCAGCTTGATAAGAACGAGCTTACGCAGTGAGTTTCCCACTTTGACCCCCATTGCTTTCGCCATAAGTGACATGCTCACGTGCTACCTCCGGATTGTTTACTCTTACAGATTTACCAGGCATAATTACCTCGCAATCACCTCTTCGTTTTTGCACCTGAAAGCCGTTAGTGTTCGCGCACTGCGGCTTTCGCCTTTTCTACCCTTCATCAGTCCCACCCTAACGGCCCAGGGCGGCACCGCTCCGCACGCAAACCGATATCCGCCAACGTTTCTACTGACTGCAGGTAGTGACGGGAAACTACTACCGCCTCTGGCGGAACAACCTGCAGGCCCAATGCTGCTATCTCTTTCGCCATCTCGGCGTAGTACCCTTCACTCTTACGGCGACTAATCGTTGATTCGCTTACCCCTCGCATTTCTGCAAAAGTCTTCTGGCTAATGGACAAAAGGCGGTTTAACAAAAGGCCCTCTATCTCAATTGGGTTGAGGATTGGCGGCTCTAAGTTTCGGGCTATTGCATTCTCCATCTGTGATAATTCCTCTGGTGTTGATTGAAAGGCCGCCAGTTAGGCGGCCGGAACGCCCTTCGGCGAAGGG